CTCTATATGTTTACTCAATAACTAATAATTTTAATAAAGGTATTCAATACGATAAAATTTCAACAACTGATATTCAAAAAGCGCATCGAAGATGTCTTTGCGCTTGCGCTTGTTATTCCTTCGGCGATGCTCACGAATTATGGGCGGGTCTTGAAGTAAAAGAATCGAAGAAAGAAGAAGAAGCTGAAAAGCCGCCAGAAAAAGACAACGTGACTAGAACACCGACAAAACCGAATCAAGAACCCGACAAAGATTATCTAATTCCTAAACCTATCAACCCAATGGCAAGGGATTTGATCTGCCAAGACATACGCGATTCAGGTCATCAAGAACAAATCTTGAAAGAGTTCAAAGAACATTTTAAATTAAAAGTAAAACAAGTACGTCCTGAAAATATTACATTATCTGAACACGGCAGATTTTTGCGCCAAGCTGTTGAAAAGTATAAAGATGATTAATGACCGAAGAACAGGCCACAAAATCAGGCGAAGAAGTTATTGCGCAACTTCGATCACGCCGCAATTCTTATTACAACCGCAACAAATTTTATTTCAGAACCGATGATACGCAAGCCACCCTAATCCGTAAATACTGCGCGAAAAACAAAATTTCGCTTACTCAATTATTCGACCAACTTTTAACAAATTTTTTTAATCATGCCTGATTCATTTAAAGCAGCCCTTCCTTATCCAATCAAGTTTTCTACAAGTGAAAACGATTATGAAGATCAAGACAAATATCCGCAAAAAATGTCCTTGTTTATCCCTTCTGAATCTGTTTCCGCCTTCTGTGAAGAAGTTATGAAAATGGTAGATACCAAACAGAAGAAAGGTAAAGTTTGGGATTATTCAAAAAAAGAAGAAGTCGAAGTTGATGGTATTTACATCAACGCAAAAGCTAAAGAAGGCAAATATGGATTATTTGGAAATATAAATCTAAACTTTATTGAGCCTACAGCGGGCGATGATATTCCTTTTTAATTCTTGAATTATTATCACCTTTTTCTTTTTTAAGACTTATTTTAATTAATTCTGTTTCGAGATCGCCAATTTTTGCAATGCAATTTTTGATGATCTCGTCTTTTTGCCAATTTTGCCGTTGATAGTTTACAGCTATATCAAGCAAGTATTCAAAGTCAGTTATCTCTCCTAACATCCGCGCCTGAATTTCAAGATAAAGTTGATCTTCAATTGTTTCTGTTATGGTAAGCCAATCATCCCAAGCCATAGCGTGCTGACCTCCTTATATTTGAAATAGGCTAACATTGGGGACTGTTAGCCTATTTTTTGCAGAGAAGGCACTGACCACCAGATGCCTTACGCCAACCATAACTTAAAGTTATGTAACAGGCCATAACTTTTTCTTAACAAGAGCCACCAATTCATTATCAATGTCTGTTTCTGTGGAAGCCGCATAGTCTTCAAGCAATCCTATTACAAGCGATTTCACAGCATTGGATTTGACAAAGAACTTCAGTATTGGCTTAATAAATCGAATCATGTTTTTGTAATATATTCTTTTCAACTGTATACAAATTTGCTAGATTTGTCATAACTGCCTTATTAAGCTGTAGTTTAAGGCTTACTCCTCACACACAAGGCAGTTTTTTTATATGGCAACAAAAGACCCAATAGTCGAACCAGTAGTAGAAGAAAAAGAAGAAAATGATGGCCCTTCTTTTATCTCAAATCTTGTTCAGATGATTATACTTTTTTGGAGTTTGGCCGTAATTTCTTTTGCGTACTTTGGAAATTCAACCAGACAAATTGACACGACATTCGCTGCTGGATTGTTGTCAGCAGTGATGTCGAACATGGGATTACAGGTTAAAAATAATAGTAATGGCAAAAAGAAACAGCTTAATGTAGCATCTAATAAAGATACTAATGTAGGTATTAAATGAAAAAGCTGTTTTTGATTGCCGCCCTCTGTCTTCCAACTGCGGCGTATTGTGATATTCAAAGCACGTTTACATCAAGTGTAAAATTAGAAAGTGTATCGGCTGGAACTTCTGCAGATAAAATTGGTTCAAGTTATAGCATAAGCGGTACAAACATTACAACTACAAGCGGAGATACTGCGACTGTGGGTGGCTTTGGAAGTCTTACAAATGGCGTTCCATCAGTAACTATGCCAAGTGCAACACAAACAACTGCTGGCGAAACTTTTAGTTTCTCACAATCTTATCTTGAAGGTGATGCTACTGCTGGATCAGCACCGACAGTCGGCCAAGTAAATAATTTTTCAGACTTAACTTCTACGAGTGCTGGAAGTGTAGGCACAGCAGCCGTAACACTTGATCATCACACAATGACGTTGACAGGTGGAACTGGAACAGGAATTGTATTAACAGGACAATTTGTAACTGATTTAACTCTTGATTAATGTGGAAATATCTGCCTTTAATTTTTTTTATTAGTCCAGCCTATGCGATCCCAGTAGTTCCTAATTTCACAAGTGCCACAAGTACAAGCCGAAGCGTTACCACAAATAATCTTACAGAAAATATACGAGAAATTCGTTATAATTCAGGCTATACCTACAGTGTTACGGGTTCTGGTATTTCATGCGGTAATTGCGAGACATTATCTATGCCAAATGCCACAGTCACAGAAACAATCAATGGAACTACTTATGAATGGACAGGCTTAAATCTGGATCAAAAACCAAACTGGCAGCAAACATCCGAAAGCTTTCAGTTTTCAGAATTTTACAAAGGCCCATCGCTGGAATCTATAACCGATATAACAAGGCAAGTAAGTTCAGAGGTGGTTACAGATACCACTATTATATTTTCCAACTAATAACGCTTTTTTCTTGTCTGCCTAGTTATGCCAATCAAAGTACAATAGCGAATCCACAAAGCAATACATCATCTAGTGTGTCAAACTTCGCCACACAGGTTCTCACAGGGCCTATGACAGAAAATTCTTATGGTGCTGGTATTCAATGCTCTGGGGCAACACTATCAATCAGCCCATTTGCTACAACTTCGGTTGCAATAAAGCGTCCTCAAGACTACATTTTTCATACGCCAGTTTACAACGAAGCGACAGATGATGATGGAAATTATACAAATGCTGGTGAAATTCTTTTTTATCGAGAAAATTACAGCGGCAACAAAGATGCCACTTCTTTTAATTTTGGTATAGCAGCAACAATATCTGTTCCACTTGATAAGCGTTTTCAAACTGCTTGCCTTAAAAGTGCGACTACTCAGGAAAAAATAATGCGGCAACAATTATCGACAGCCAGATTGAACTACGAATTAGCCAGATTGAAAAATTGCCATGAGCTTAGAGTTACTGGGGCTGAGTACTCAAAAAACAGTGATTATTATGGGCTTTGTGCAGATATTGTTAGTAAACCTAAAATGAACCAAGTTATCCCTCATACACACAAATTGAAGCAGTAGGCAAGCACGGTTAAACTTGCCCACCTAGACGCCCTATCCATTGCCGTGGCGAATAGGGTTTTAAAATTCTAGCTTATTTTTTTTTCTTTGTTAACTTTTTTATAGCAGTCTTGATAAGGTTCTTGAGTAGATTGGCTATGATGGGTGAACTAGCCGCAGCAACAGCAATAATTGAAGTGCTAACAAGAATAGGAGGGCTAGGAATCCATTTTTCAACAAAGGTTGAATCTCTGTAGATTTCATAACATTGACCATTTTTGATTGAATGACCTATGACGATTTGCAGCCTTAGCTCATTGGGATAAGACCCTACAGGAATATTAGACTCGTTAGGACATTTGATAAAAAACTCTTCATCTTTTTTGGTTTTTGATTTATATTCTGGCGGTTGTGGTATATCTGGTTTCGGTTGTTCTGGTTGTTTTACAGGGTCTGTTGGGATGAATTTGTCAGGGTGATATTCTAAAGCCTCATAAGTTGGATAATTTACAACAGGATAATCAAGCTTTGGCTTGTCAATAATATCTAAAGTTGTTGGATATTGTTCCCATGTTCTTATTTTAGGAATATATATTTCTTTTATTTTTATCTGCGGTATTTCAATTCTTGGTATTTCCATCTTCTACATTTCCAATAGATATTGACCAGCCTTCCTCCCCAAACTTTCCAACTTCTTTTATTTCTGGTTTTTTTTGTTTTTTATCTAATTCTTCGTGATATTTTTTTATATCATTATCAAGTTGTATATTAAATTTCTTCATACGCAACCAATGAATTAATTTATCAACATAATATTTTATAAGCTTTTTAAAAAAACTAAAAATCATTACTCTACAAATTGCATTTGTTTTTTGGGTGGCTCTGGTAGCTGAATAGATGGTCCTGTAACATCTGGCAAAGTGTTTTTCATTACATCTGGTAATTTATTTTCCAGACTTCCCATAATCTTGTTTTTCAATGTCCTTTCAAATTCTGGACTTTGCATATACTTTACAGCCATGTATGCAAAAACACTCATTGACGAAACCATCAAAAATGAGATAATTGACAAAATATTTGCAAGCTTAGAAAAACTCATGGTAAAAGACGCGATACTAAAAGCAATTAGTCATACATTAATTATATCTTTTCTTCTTATTATTCCAACAATTGCTCCAATGTACTTAATTATGTCTTATATGACTACCAAGGTGTACCAGAAAATGCAGTAGGTGTCTTTGATTCTGTAATTTGTGCAGCTACACTTGTTTCAATAGCAGCTACTTCATCAGAACCTAAAGCTGCCTTTGCCCATGCAATAGCATTATCCTTACTAACTGAACCATAAGCAACAAAACTTGACGCATCAGGATCGGCAAGACATACAGAGCCATATCTGTAACCAATATGGTCAACACCATCAACAGTTGATGTTTCAGAAGCAGTCCAATGAACAGTCGTTACAACATCAGATAAACTACCAACAGTTTTTAACCCTGCTAAAGAGTTTACATTCCAAGTTACAGCCATGATCAAAATGATTTATTTATATTCTACTTTGATTCTACAATTTGAACATCTTTTATTTCAATAAGTTTTTCAAGTTGCTTTAATGCACCTTGATCTTCAATTATTGGTTGAATTAATTCATTTTTTTCTGCAACTTTTTCTTGTATTTGTCTTTCTAACATTTGTGCTTTTGCAATATTAAGATCAAGACGAGTTTTTGTTTCTTCGTAAAGTTCTTGAGGTGACATAAAATAAATTTTATTTATTTAATTCTACTAAGCGGCTTCTAAAGCTGCAACTTTGTCTGATAATTCTTTAATTGCTTCAACTATGGCACCAGTTAAACCCATATAATTCAAACTTTTATTTCCTTCTTCTCCTCTAATTAATTCAGGATAAACTTTTTCGACATCTTGTGCTACTAATCCCATTGATTTTTCATTATTATCTTTATATGTAAAATTAATTCCAAGTAATTGTGTAATTTTGCTCAAAGCATTTTGTAAAGGCTCTACATCTTTTTTAAATACAATATCTGAGTTAGGAGTAATTGTACCAGAAGCTAAAATATTACCTGTCACATGAAGGATTTCAGAAGGTGAGGAATTTGCAATACCTACTTTTCCATTATTATTAACTCTTACAAGTTGATTATTAGCACTATCTCTAACTAAAAAAGCATGGTTTGTATTATTAGTTCCACCGCTATCAAAAACAGGGCCATCTACACTAGAAGCTGCATTTACATGAAGACTTCCACTTGGACTATTTGTTCCGATACCTACGCTATCTCCTTTTATAGCCATTTTTGTGCCACCACCAACTCCAAACTGCATTAATGGATCAGTACCATGATTATATTGAACGAAGCCATCAAATTCAGCATCACCACTTGTTGCATCACTAAAGAAAATAGCACCATTACTGGTTGTTCCAGTTCTGATGGTGATACCACCATTTCCAGAATTATTAACTGTTAAATCATCAGCACTTGCATGACCTTCAGTAGTGGTTCCTATAAGTACCCTTCCAGAGGAGTCTATGATAAATCTTTCCGTTCCACCTGTTGCAATATTAAATTGATTCGCACCACCAGAAAATATTCCTGTATCTAAATCATCCCTAAAAGCAAGTGCAGGGGTGCTTGCAGAACCGTCTTCAAGAGTTATTGTTCCGTCAAGTTGAAATAATTCAATCCACCCATCATTAGCTGAGTTTCTAATTTTCATTACATTATTACTAAGATCAGCCCACCATTGATAAGCGTATTTAGTGGCAGGCTCTGATGAATTTGAATTATTACTTACAATTGCAGCTAAAGCATTATTTAAATCCGCTCTAACAGCTGCACCAGTACCGTTATCAATTATATAGTCATGTGTAGCCATTTTTAAAACACTAGAAAGATTTAAACATAGTATAAAGCAAATTAAGAGCCTCGTCCAAATCCAATTGCAGTATATTTAAAATTTAAATTTTTGAAATTATTACTGCTATCTCTCACCTCTATAACAAACTGTGTTCCTGTAATGCTTGTTATTTTAAAATAATCACCTGAAACAGCACCTTCAAGCGTTATTCCTACTGTTGGCAAAAATGCTGTTGTTGATCCTCCTAAATCACTGGTTCCCGTGAAAAACGGATGTGTGAATGTCACAGTTTTTGCAGAAGTTCCAGATGCAATCGCTGTATTTACAGTTTCTGTTCTACGTTTAACACTTGCTTCAAACCCTAATTCAGATACATTAATATTCTGTGCAGGGTCATTAGATATTAATTCACACTTAAATTTAAAACCTCTTGCAGAATATTCACCATTCGCAAAAACATTAAATTGTGTAAAGTTTGCACCATATGAACAGGATGTACCGCTTGATATTGTTGCACTAGTACTTGCTGTAACTGTC